TGAAAAAATCAATAGTATTAAATGCCATTATGATATTGAATTGATAATAGATACTCGAGAACAGAAGATATTGAAATATATAAAAGATTTACCTTTTATAACAGTTAGTCAATTAGATATTGGTGACATTCATTACCGTATAAATGGTAAAACCGTTTATATAATAGAACGTAAAACATTAGAAGATTTATCTCATTCAATAAAAGATGGTCGTTTTAGAGAACAGAAAATAAGGTTAAAAAAATGTTTATTTCAGGATATAAATATTATCTATTTAATTGAAGGTTATTTAGATCAAAAATATTATATTAACCAAAAACGGTGTAAAGTTTTTGGTTTACCTTTGAATACAATAATAGGAACTCAAACTAATATAATTTTACGTGATATGATGCAAGTTCATAAGACAAGTTGTTTAGAAGAGAGTATTTTATTTTTATTAGATTTTTATAAAAAATTAAAAACACATTGTGAAAAATATATGAATAATGATAAAAATAAAAATATGGAAGCAAGTTATGTAGATAATATTCATATTTCCAAAAAGAAGAATATGAATAAATATAATTGTACTATAATTCAATTGGCTCAAATTCCAGGAGTTTCAGTACATATGGCAAAAGCAATTATTTTGGAGTGTAAATCTTTAAAAAATTTATGTGATGCGTATTCAAACTTTGAAGAAGAGAAAGAAAAAGAAAAATTGTTAGAAACTATTACATATTCTGTACATGGTGGTAAGTCGAGAAAAATTGGCAAAGTTATTTCTAAAAGAATTTATGAATATTTATCTTAATCATCATCAATACGTAATCCAGAAAGAAGTTTAATCATATATCCTTTTTTAGTATTAAATTTTATTTCTTTATATCCGTGTTTAGTCATCATATCTATAAAATCTTTTTTAGTACATTTAGAACCTGATTCACTAATATATTCTTCAAGCAATTTACTAGTTGTAGTAAAATAATCTTCTTTATCATACTCATGTTCAGTAGGAGGAAATTCACACATATCATCGTCATTAAGAAAGTTATATAATGTATCACTCTCAAGTTTATATCGTTCTGTAGCATTTTTAATTTTATCTGGTAATTGAGGAAGACCTTTATTTTTATACCATTGAATAGCACCTGTGATTAACCAAATAAGAAATTGTTCGATATTATTTTCTAATTTTTCTTGTTTTCTTTTATCTTTGATTCTGTGTTTAATATTATTAGCATCATATTCTTCTTTATCTTTGAATACAGCATCAAATGGAATAAGAATTAAACGTCTGTGTAAAGCAGTATCATTAGAAATATCAGGTCTGAAGTTAGTAACTAAAATCGGTTGAGCCATCATCTCAAAGGTAAATTCTTCTTTATAAAGAGGACGAACAGTACATGTTTTGTTACCAGTAATTCTTTTGATCATACCTTCATTTAATTTAACAGCTTTATCTGATTCATCTAAAATAGCTATACGAGTACCAAAAAGTGGTATCAAATGAGGAGTAGCAGAACCAGGTGATGATTTTCTATTTTTTAATAAAGAATCGCCAGAGAGAGTAGCATAATACTTTCTCTCTTCCATAACACAGCGAAGTAATTCAATAAGAACTGATTTACCATTACTTCCCAATTCTCCCCAAAAAACAACAAACTTTTGTTCTCGAATATGACCAGTAATTGAATATCCCAAGAAGGTTTGTAAATATCTTACCATTTTATTATCACAAAGCATAATATCTTGGAAAAATGATTCGATATCACTAGTGTCTAATTCAAGACCTTCTTCTGGAAATGCAATATTCAGTTTTTTGGTACAAAAATCATCAATTCTATAACGACGAAGTTTTCCACCATTGTTTAATTCAACAACACCATTACTACAAGCAATAATATCTTTATTTGAGTCTAATTTGGGCATAAATTCTGGATCATATAATTCAGGTGCTATTAATGGCATTATATTTTTAGCATGATTAGCAGTCTGAACTTTTTTTCGCCTTTTATCAACAATTTTCTTAATCTCAACTAATTTTTCCTTATCTGCATCATCATCTTCATTTAAATCATTAATTTTACGTTGAAGATCTATGATATATCGTGTATAAAGAGAACCTAATTGAGCACAAATTAATGTACGAATATATCCTCCTTTATCAGGTTTCCATAAATCTCCATCCCACAACCAAAAGTCATATCCTTTTTTTGTACCAGAACAAACTATTCTTTGTTCTGGCATTGTATATAATCTTGCGAATAATTCAGAATCTCCAAGATCTTCTCTATCAAAACAATAACGAATATATTCAATTGAAATACAATTAGTAATTTTATCATACCATTTGGAATAACCGGACAAAAGTTTGTGATATCCATCCTTATTATCTTCTTTCGCCAATTTATACAATTTCTTCATTCCATACTCATTATTAATTTTATTTGATTTCCATATTGATTCAACTTGGTTTTCAATCCAATTATCGCCTGGTTTATAATGTTTAGATTGTTTAGACCATTCTATTCCAATTTGTTTTACTGTAATTTCAAATTTATCTTCAGTGTTTTTTAGACAAAACATAACATCTTTCCATAAATCTCTAGAATCCAATCTTTTCTCATCAAGACATTCAAAAAGAATAGTTCTGATTACACTATGTACTCCTCTTTTATTTAAAATATTATTTTCAAAATAACTTTTGTCTCGTTTAGGATATTTACTATCTACAAATTTTTTAGCAAATGAATTTTTTTTATCATTTAAAAAAGCAGTAGATTTTATAATTTTATTTTTTGTTTGCCGTATTTTAATACTAAGATACTTCATTTGTGTGACTAAATCTTTTTCTAAAATTCCTTGATTTGAACCAGAAATAAGGACATGACCACTATTTTCTATATATGATTTTTTGCCTTTATCCCATTTAAGAACACCTAAGATACGTAGACTACCAGTTTTATATGGTTTAGTATCAATTGTCTCTTTATTTTCTGTTTCTGTATTAATAATATCTGCTAAAGCTAGACAGATATCCTTGTTAACAATAATTTTTGGATAATAAATATGATATGAATTAACTTTTGCTTTATTCTGTGAAATAAAATATTCATCAGAACCATCTTCTAAAATGAAACATTTTTCAATAATCTTGAAAATAATATCATTGAGTTCTTTTATGTCAATATCAATTCCATCAATATCAAAAAATAATGGAAATTTTTTTTGTAATCTTTCACAAATAGATGGAACACAACTCTTACCAATCATTTCAAACAATTCCATAGATTTCCATTTTTTAGGGTTGATTGTATACTTCCCTCCACATATACAAACATGTGTGGAATCACCATGAGAAGTACTCGCACTTTTTAAACAACTTTTTATGATTCTAGCTTCGGTTAATTTTTCATCCATGTTCATATTTAGGTTTAGACTGTTAAATAAAATTTACTTTCATTTTTAAATTTTTTTTTTAAACATGATAGTATATTATTATAAATAATCGTTTTTATTCAAGTTCTAAACATCAGTAATATTTATAAACCTGTAGCAATTCCACTTCCCGTAGAAAATCCTGCACCAAAACGAGCTCCGACAGAAATAGCTGGTGCCGCCATATCTAAAATAGCGAAAGTAGCAGCTGCTGTAACTGCAATCGTAAAAATTTCAGTTGCATTAGTATTTTTTTTTGGAACATAATAAGCAGCAAGTGCAACTGCGATTCCTTCAACTAAATATTTAATTAGTCTAATAAAAACTTCTCTAAAATCAACTTGAAACATATTTTTATAATATATATATACTATAGAAAATTATAACTGCGTAATAATTAATAAAACAAAATAAAGAATATAGAATAGTTAAAAGTATAAATAATGATTGATAATAATTACGATTCTAAAACGGATTATTTAACTGAAGATTCTAATGTTCGTGGACAAAAATATTGTTGTATTTCTTTTCTAGAACCAACAGAAGATGTTCAAAAACACGTTGAAATTTTTATCTTTAACAAATATTTAAAACATATTGCTAAAAATTTTACATTTTCTCCAAGACTTTTATCTAAGGGTTCAGTCAGTTTAGAAATTTCAGAAAAACAAGAAAAACCTAAAGAAATTGAAGTAAAAGAAGTCATTGAACAAGAAACTAATAAGTTAGGAGCAATTGGACCAGCATGGACATATGACCCTAATGTTGAAAAACCAGCGGGCGAAGAAACAATTGAAGCATCAACTCATTTAATATATACGGAAGAACAACAAAAACGACTTGGTGTAGACAAACACGGGAAAAAAGTAGAAGAAGAAATAGAAGAAGAAATAGAAGAAGAAATAGAAGAAGAAATAGAAGAAGAAAGAAAAGAAAAAATAGAGGAAGATATTTTCAAAAACCCTAAACAATGCCATAAAAAACTTTTTGAAGAATATATAGGTTTTAAGTCAGTAAACTACACCGACTTAATGAAAAGTTATATTGAAAAATATGAAGATAAAACATGTATGAGAGGAATTAAAGTTCGAGGTTCATACAAAACGCTTGAAGGAGCACGAACTAGAGCAAAAGAATTACAAAAAGTTGACAATACATTTAATGTTTTCGTTGGTTCTGTTGGATGTTGGTGTCCATTCAATCCTGTTAATATTAATGATGTTAAACCGGAATACATGAATGAACGATTAAATAAACTTGTTCATAAACAGATGGAAGATTTTGAAAGCAAACAAGAAATATTTAATGATAGAAAACGAAAATTAGTAAACAAAAGAATAGTAAATAAAAAATAAATTTATTAATAGTAAACAACTAAATTATTTATTTATTTATGTATGGTAATGTTAAAAAAGAATATAATTTAAATGATAAAGTAATATTTATCCGGAGCAAACAATCTTTTGATTATGGAATAATTACAATTATTAATAAATATTCACCACAAACGGATGAACATTGTTTTGTTAAAAATAGGATAAAACCAATTGGAAAATTGTATATTAAAGGATATACGAATGAATACAATAATATATTAAAACACAGTCATCTACCAATTGATATAACTAAGTTAATTCTGTATTTTAATACATTATAAACTAAAAATATTCAAAAATTATTTATATTAAATGAAGTTTGAAAATTTTAAAAATAATTTAAAGTGATCCTAATATTCTATCAATTGATATTACAAAAATTTATCTTTTTTATTCGGTAATTACATTACCGCCTCTACCAGCCTTTTTAAGTCGCTTCTCGTCCTTCTTTTTCTGCCGAGTTCCCTTACCACAGATTGCAGAAGGACCAGTATTACCGATACGAGCCCTCTTTTCATCCATATCCTTCTTTACTGTATTCACGATACACTTCTCAAGGGAGAAAGTCTCCTTAGGATGTTTCGCATCAAAGTGAATAATCATGGACTTCTCGCTTGGAGCATTGGTGGCACAAATCCAGCAGCGGAACTTTGCACCCCCAGTTCCTCCCCCAGACCTTGCCTTCATACCTTTTTTTCCACCACCCCTGTCCGTACTCGCCAATGCAGCCTTCTTTTTGAGGTCCTTGGCTGAGTGCTTTGTTGGCTTTGCTTTTCTTGGCATTGTATATTAATATAATATTGATTATATTTTATTTATAAAATATAATATGATTAATAAGTACTGTATTTTAATACATTATAAACTAAAAATATTCAAAAATTATTTATATTAAATAAAGTTTGAAAATTTTAAAAATAATTTAAAGTGGTCCTAACATTCTATCAGTTCTTAATGATTTAGTACCAGTTGTATTAGTATTTTTTGGTCTATCAATTGGTTGTAATGGCTGGCTCTTGTCACGAAGATAAGTAATATATTGTTTAATATTACTCATAAGTCCTGGTAAAACTGCCTTTACGACAATATCATTTAATTCAGTGATTTGTTTTTTGAATTGACAATTTAAATTTTTACCATGTTGTAAATAAATAGATCTCATTAAAATTGCAAGTTCCATATCATTTTGTTCATCAATAAAATATCGTCTTCTCGATTGTCTATAAATTCCATATCTAATTCTATTTTGGATTTCTTGTCTATTTTGATAAGAGAAAAAGAGTGATGTTAAAGTATTACATTCGATACCTTTAAGGGCATATTTTTCAAAAGAATCATTTCTATCATCCATTGGTGCTGTTTTTTCGAGTCGTCTTCTTTGATCATTTCCATCAGGTAAAACTTGACCTCTTTCCTCCCAAAGATCATCCATAGTTCTTTTCATTTTCCATTGACTGACTTTATCTTGTTTAATATCCATTGTATTATATAATTAATAAATATAAAAAATTCATATTGATTAACATATAAATAAGAATTTCTTAAGTTATTATTTTATATATTAAAATGTTCACTCGTCTAAAAAAATTTGAAAAGGAATTAAAAAAAATAGATAATCCAGGTTTTCTCAAAATTATAGGTATTAAAAAATCATATATTAAAAATTTTATAAAAGATTTTGAAAATGAAATAAAAAATGAGAAAGATAAAATCCGTATTTTTAGATTATATTTAACATATATTAATAAAATCTATGATATTGAAGAAAATAAAAGTTTAGATTTTACTGATGAAATAGAAGCCTTTAGATGTTATGGATTTACTAAAAAAGCATCTACTCACTATGTAAAATGTATAGATAATATCTATAATAAAGATTCTACAATAAATTGGATATACAGATTGGTTGAAAATTTTATACAAAAACATTCTAACAAAAGTTTCAGTAAATTTTTAGAATTTTGTTATACAGATGATGGCAATAATGAAAGTGATTCTTTGTCTGAAGTTGAAGAAATGGAAGATGATGAAGATGATGAAGATGATGAAGATGATGAAGATGATGAAGATGATGAAGATGATGATATTATAGACTTAATAAGTTTCGACTAAAGTTATTATGCTAATTAATTTTTAATAACTTTATATAAAACAATAACAACAATTATAGCAATTATAGCCATCATTGATTTTTGAGTTACACTATAATCACTTGTTTCTCCCAAATTAATGCCAATATCATCTTGATCAATTTCTTGAGAACCTGCTCCAGTAGCAGTAATTGGTGCATATTTAACTTTTGAAAGTTTTAATACTAATTCATTAAAAAAATTATTTTTTTTTGGAATATCATTATTTTGTTCTTCTTCTATTTCTGGATTCCATTCATATTTTGGTGCTGAAGCTGCTTTAGGGAGTTGTTTATAAGAGGATGAATCTAATTTATTAGTATAAAGACGATCATTATATGCTAATTGTTCGTCATATATTTGGTCAATTTTTACAAGAACATCATTTCTTATAGGTTCTTGGCCAATAGGAAGTGGTTTATATTTTTTTTTATTAATTGAATTCGTTTCGGCAATATCGTGTAACCATTTTTGATCTTTATCATTAAAATCAGGACCATTTGCTTTATTACTAAACCATACTGAATGTTCATCCTTAAAAATATTTTCAACTTCTATTTTTTGATTTTTATTTTTTAATTTAAGAATACGTGTTGGATATAAAATCTCTTTGCTATGTGGTTTTATTTGTAATCCTTTAAAATAATTTAATCTTATATCTTCTCTAGGATCAATATTTAATGCATTTCTTCTTTCTTTTTCTTTCATTTCTTTAATTTTTTCAGCTAAAATATTTTCCACTACAAGTACCTCAGCGGTATTTTCTATTTTATCTTTATGAATTTCAATCCATTTGTTAATATCTTCATTATAACTGTTTTTAGCCATATTATATATATATTATATATATATAACTTATTTTTTTAGAC